GAACGTCCTCTACATCACTCTCGAAATGGCAGAGGAAAAGATTGCGGAGAGGATCGATGCTAATCTACTTAATGTCTCAATACAAGATATAGTAGATCTTCCTAAAACAATGTATACAAGTAAGGTAACAAACCTTGCTGAGAAAACTCAAGGAACCCTAATTATTAAGGAGTATCCTACAGCATCTGCTCATTCAGGACATTTTAAAGCATTACTTCAAGAGCTTGCCTTGAAAAAATCTTTTAGACCTGATATAATATTTGTAGACTACTTAAACATTTGTGCCTCATCAAGATATCGTGGAAACTCAACAGTCAACTCCTATTCCTATATTAAAGCAATTGCAGAAGAACTTCGAGGATTGGCAGTCGAAGCCAATCTTCCAATCGTCAGTGCTACTCAAACTACTAGGAGTGGTTACGGTAGTAGCGATGTTGAACTTACTGACACCAGTGAATCTTTTGGACTCCCTGCTACTGCTGATCTTATGTTCGCCCTTATTTCTACGGATGAATTGGAAGGGTTGAACCAGATTCTGGTTAAGCAATTAAAGAATAGATATAATGATCCTACTATCTCTAAGAGATTTGTGGTAGGGATTGATCGTGCAAAGATGAGATTATATGATTGTGAACAGAGTGCTCAGGAAGATATTGTTGACAGTGGACAAGAAGAGGAGTATACTCCAGAAGAGAAAACCTTTAAAGACAAATTTAATAAATTTAAATTCTCATGACTGTAGACACCACAAAGTATCTTGAGTTCGTAGATGGGGTTACAAGTGAACCAAGTAAAGATCTTGCACAACTTCTAAGACGTATTAGTGAATTAGAAGTTACGGGAGATGCTGATGTTCCTCATCTTCTTACTGCGGCACTTGGATTAACTGCTGAAGCAGGTGAATTTACTGAAGTAGTAAAGAAGATTATTCTTCAAGGTAAACCATATAATGAAGAAAATGTTTTCCATATGAAGAGAGAACTAGGTGACATATGTTGGTATCTTGCTCAAGCCTGTATGGCACTTGATACTACATTTGATGAAGTTATTGAGATGAATGTAGAGAAATTAAAGGCTAGGTATCCTGGTGGGGAATTTGATGTTCATAAATCGGAGAACAGAAAAGAAGGAGATTTATGAACTACAAGGATTCCGGTGTTGACATTGAAGCTGGTAGACAATTTGTAGAAAAACTTAAAGAGAAAGCACCTAATATTGGTGGGTTTAATGGTATGTTTAAAATACCATCTGGGTATGAGAAACCTGTCCTAGTATCTGGTGCTGACGGTGTTGGAACTAAGATTAATATATGCAGGATTGCTAGTGACTATACAACTATAGGTCAAGATCTAGTTGCAATGTGCGTTAATGATGTAATTTGCTCAGGTGCTAAACCATTATATTTCTTGGATTATGTTTCCACTAAGAAGATAGATGGGAATGTTGCTGATATTATGGTTGGTATTCTTAAAGGATGTGAGATAGCAGAGATGGAACTGTTAGGTGGTGAGACTGCTGAACATCCAAGAGCAAAAGATATTGATCTAGCAGGATTTTGTACAGGTATTGTAGAAGAAAATGAAATTATAGATGGTCGTCTTATTCATCCAGGAGATAAAGTTATTGGTTTTGAAAGTAGTGGATTGCATAGTAATGGATATAGTTTGATTAATGATATGTTATGGAGACATAAGATTTCCTATGGAAAAAGTTATTTTGATGATGGTACTCCTGAGTTGCTTACACCAACTACAATCTATGCTCCTTTAATTAATAGATTGATGGATGAGATTCCTATTCTCGGTATGGCACATATTACAGGTGGTGGTATACCAGAGAATTTACCAAGGTGTTTACCTGATGGATTAAAGGTTGAAGTAGATTATAATAGTTGGCCAACCCCAGATATCTTCAAAAAAATTATGCTTGCGGGGGAGATACCAGAGGAAGAGATGAGAAGAACCTTTAATATGGGTATTGGATTTTGTATAGTAGTTCCTGCTGAAGTTGAATTAAATGAAGGATACGTTATAGGGACAGTTGAAAAAGTATAAATACCCTTAGAAGATTGTGTCAATTCCCATGAATTCCAAAGAATATCTTGCCATCGGTGATGCTTATAAAAAAGTATATGCTGAAGAAACTTTGCAAGAGAAGCAAAAGGATACTCCTGATCAGGTAAAAGCAGTTATTGCTTATGATAAGGCAAGAAAGGCCACTGATGATGCTACCTATGACAGTATTCATGGTGATAAGAAGCAGGCTAAGAAAGAAAAAGATTATGCTAAGTGGCAACGTGATCAAGGAGCAGAGTTCGCACAGAAGTCCGGTCATCCTTGGGAACATGCTAAAGGATCTACTAGAGAGAAAGAAGGTAAGAAGAGTGAGAAACATGCTCACGTAAAGGATTCTTATCAACCTTTAACTCAGA